GACGAAGGGCGAGGCCGACGTCGCCCCGGGGCTCATCCGCGCCTACGAGGAGGTCCAGAAGGACCCGAGCAAGGCCGCGGCCTTCGCCCGCACGCCGGGCGTCTCGTGGGAGATGCTGCCGACGGAGGCCCACAGCGACCCCGAGGTGTGGCGCGGCCTCCTCCTGGCCGGCAACGTGCCGCTCGGCGCGCTGGTCCGCCAGCTCCCGCGGCTGACGCGGCTCGGGCTGCTCGACGGCGGGCCGGAGGGCGCCACGGTGCGCGACCTCGTCGTCAACACCCTCACCGACGGCGACTACATCGCGAAGTCGCGGCTCCACCCGATGTCGCTGCTCGTCGCGCTGCGCACCTACGCGAAGGGCGCCAACGAGCACGGCTCGGTGTGGACCCCGAACCGTCACGTCATCGACGCGCTCGACGAGGCCTTCTACAAGGCGTTCCGCAACGTCCGGCCCACCGGCAAGCGGATCCTTCAGGCCATCGACGTGTCCGGGTCGATGTCGTGGTCCGGGAATCGGAGCCCGTCGGGGCTCCTGCCGCGCGAGGTCGCCGGCGCGATGGCGATGGTCACCCTCGGCACCGAGCGGGACGCCGACGTCGTCGCGTTCACGAGCGGGCAGCACGCCGCCTCCTTCTGGTACGGAGGGCACGCCGCCCAGCCCCCCATCGAGGGGGCGGCCCATGGCGTCGCGCCGATCCCGGACCTCTCGCCGCGGCAGCGCCTCGACGACGCGCTGCGGACCATCGACCGGATGCCGATGGGCGGGACCGACTGCGCCGCGCCGATGCTCTACGCCCTCGAGGAGGGGCTGGGGTACGACGCGTTCGTCGTCTACACCGACAACGAGACGTGGGCGGGCCAGATCCACCCGCACCAGGCGCTCAAGCTGTACCGCGAGCGCACCGGCATCCCGGCCAAGCTCGTCGTCGTCGCGGCGACGCCGACGCCGTTCACCATCGCCGACCCCACCGACGGCGGGATGCTTGACGTGGTCGGCATGGACACCGCGGCGCCCGCCGTCATCTCCGACTTCATCCGGGGCTGACGATGGACGCGCTGGTGATCTGTCCCGAGTCCACGCTGCACGGGAGGGTCATGACCCTGCGGGAGAATGCGACCGTAGTCGCCGTGCCGGCCCGTCAGGAGGCGCAGATGGTGACGCGCGCCAATCGTGAGGCACCTCCGACCAGGCTTATCGAGCTCACGGTTCAGTGGCTCCGTGCAGGCTCGCGGATGTACCTCGTCCTGGCCCCCTATGGCGGAGGGCGCAACCCCGAGGACATCCGCCAGGTCGTCGACATGCTCATCGACCTCGACCCGGCCGACGTGCAGCGGATCCTGGTACGGTGACCTCGCACGCACACGCTGCATAGCCCCAGACGCCATCCCCGCCATCAACGGGGAGGGCGTCCGGCATACTAGGACCTATGACAGCCCTGCTCGAGGAGAAGAAGGACCGCGAGGTCGCTCCCTCCCCGTGCTGCCCTGGGCATGTCCTGCGCTGGTCCGAACCCTGCAACGCCGCCTACTGCGAGGAGTGCGACCGCTGGGACAGCACTCCGGTCATCACCCCCATCGCCACCGGCCCGTGCTGGCAGCGCGGCGACGACGGCAAGTACGTCGCCCCGGCGTACAGCCTCGGCCCGGCCATCGCCGCCTGGGTGAAGAAGTACGTCAAGTCCCCCGACGGGGATGGGATGTGGAGCTTCACCCCCGAGCAGCTCCGACTCCTCTACTGGATCTACGCCGTGCGCCCCGACGGCCGCTGGCTCTACCGCGAGCTCAACATCCAGCGCCTCAAGGGCTGGGGCAAGGACCCCTTCGCCGCCCTCCTCGCCCTCATCGAGCTCTGCGGCCCGTGCCGGCCCGTCACCGTCGACGGCCGGCTCGCCCTCGGCCAGGACGGCCGCCCGCTCGCGCGCCGCGAGGAGGCCGCCTGGGTCACCGTCGCCGCCGTGTCCAAGAGCCAGACGAAGAACACCATGACGATGTTCGCCGTCCTCGTCTCGCCGCGAATGAAGGCCGAGTACAACGTCGCCGTCGGCAAGGAGCAGGTCTACGCCTTCGGCGGCCTGAGCTTCATCGAGGCTGTCACCAGCTCCCCCGCCACGATGGAGGGCAACCGGCCCACCTTCCAGATCGGCAACGAGCCCCACCACTGGCGCGAGAACAACCAGGGCCACGAGATGCGCGAGGTCATGGACCGCAACAACAAGCGGCCCCACTCCCGCATCCTGTGGATCACGAACGCCTACAACGAGTCCGAGATGAGCGTCGGCCAGGCGAACCGTGAGAGCTGGGAGATGACCCAGGACGACACCAGCGTCATGTACGACTCGCTCGAGGCGCCCCCCGAGGCCCGCGTCGTCGCCCGGGAGATCCCCGTCGTCCTTGAGGCCGTCCGCGGCGACGCCACCTGGGTCGACATCGAGGCCATCGCCGACCGGATGCTCGACCCTCGCAACTCCGTCGCCCTGTCCCGCCGGTTCTACTACAACCAGATCGGTGCCGACGAGGAGGCCTGGCTCGACCCGAAGGACATCGAGGCCACTGTCCACCCCCAGGTCAAGGCCTGGCGGGCCGACCCCGACATCGAGACCGACTCCCTGCGGCTCGGCTGGGCGCCGGTGGCGACCGACGAGGACGTCGTCCTCTTCTTCGACGGTGGCAAGACCGACGACCACACCGCGATCTCCGGCTGCCGCGTCTCTGACGGCTACACCTTCGCCGTCGGCCACTGGGGCCGGCCGCCGAAGCTCGACAAGAAGATCGAGTGGTACGCGCCTCGGCACGAGGTCAAGAAGCGCATCGACGAGGCCTTCTCCCGGTTCAACGTCGTCGCCCTCTGGGGCGATCCCTCCCACGCCAAGGACGACGAGGACGACACGGCCTACTGGGACGGGATGCTCGACGAGATTCACCGCGAGCGCAAGGAGCAGCTCCCGAAGGAGCATTGGGCCGTCAAGACCGGCGACGGCGTCCACTCCGTGAAGTGGGACATGACCTCCCCGGCGCGGCAGAAGATGTTCGTCCTGGACGGTGCGATGCGCTTCGCCGAGGACATGGAGTGGCGGGCGCTCGAGCACGACGGCCACCCGATGTTCGTGCGGTACATGAAGAACGCCAAGGGGCTGATGACCCCCTTCGGCATGTCGCTGTGGAAGGGCGCACGCGGGTCGGCGCGCAAGATCGACGGCGCCGTCACTCACGCCGGTGCGCGGATGCTGCGCAACTACGTCCTCAACGTCGAGAAGTCCGACGAGACCTCCGGCGCGGGGAGGGTGTGGTGGTAGCGGCTACGATGGCCCCGAAGGCGAACCTCGAGGAGTGCAGATGGTGATGAAGCAGGCGGCCGTCGTCGGCCTCGCCTCCGACCACTTCCTCGCCTGGCAGGAGAGTACGAACAAGGCCAAGATGCTCGACGCCTGGGCCCGCGGCGCGAACGAGGACCCGGCGATGCCGGCCAAGGCCACGGGCAGCGACGAGTACCAGGCCCTCGCGAAGTTCTCCGCCACCCCCTGGGCCCACCTCATCATCTCCTCGGCCGCGCAGTCGCTCTCCGTCATCGACCAGCGCAAGACCAGCTCCGGCGAGTCGACCCGCACGTTCACCCAGGCCTGGCGGCCGAACTCGATGCTCTCCCGCCAGCGCGCGATCTACCGTGGCGCCCTGGCGCACAACCTCGCCTACGCCTCTACCCTCCCGGGCGAGCGCCCCCACACCAACGCACCCATGCCCATCGTCCGCGGCGTCTCGGCGACGAAGATGGCCGCCTTCTACGACGACGAGGCCGCCGACGACTTCGCCCGCTTCGCGATGTGGGGCGAGCTCCAGCGCCCGAAGAACGCCGACCCCTTCATCGCCGTCCGCATCTACGACGAGTCGCACGCGTACTTCCTGTCCTGCAAGACCGACGGCTCGGCGATGACGTTCCTCGACCGGCGCCGGCACGGCGTCGGGGTGACCCCGTTCCACCGCTTCTCCCCGCGCCTGGACCTGGAGGGCCGCGCGACCGGCGAGATCGAGCCGTTCCTGCCCCTCCTGCACCGCCTCGACCAGGACGTGTTCGACCGCCTCATCGTCCAGCG